GCCGAGCAGGAAAAGGCGCTGGCCGACATCCGCGTGCGCGCCGAGCAGCTCAGTGCCCGCCGCCTGGATGCTGTGACCGCCGAGAACAACGCCATCGTCAGCAGCAACCGGGTGCTGCGCGAGCAGCTCGGAGGAAATCGGCCTGACCGCCACCGAGCTGGACCGCCTGCGCCTGTCCCGGCTCGACGACGCCCTGGCCACCGACAGGCAGGCGCTGGCCGTGGCGCAGAGCATCGAGGGCAACGAGCTGGAAATCGCGCAGATCGAGCGGCGCATCCGCCTCAAGCAGACCGAGCGCGACCTGGTGGCGGCCACGTCCAGCAAGCGCGCGTCCACCGAGCAGGAGGCCGAAGACAAGAAGCGCACCGAGCGCTTGGCCGACAGTATCGAGCAGGGCATCCTTACCGGCTTTCGCGACGGCGGCCGGGCGGCCGATGTGTTCCTGGACGAACTCAAGGCCCAGTTCGCCAAGACCGTGCTGCGTCCGCTCATCCAGCCCATTGCCGAGGCCGGCAACAAGCTGATCAGCGCGGGAATCGGCTCGCTGNNTCGACGGTGGTGGATCCACCGGCTCCGGCGCCCGCTCCGGCGGCATGGACGGCCGCGGCGGCTTCATGGCCATGCTGCACCCGAACGAGACCGTGGTTGACCACAGCAAAGGCCAGAGCGCGGGCGGCAACACCACCAACCACTATTACTTCACCGTCGGCGATGTCGCCAGCATGAACGCCGTGCGCAAGGCGATCGCTCACAGCCAGCGCGCCAGTGCCGTGGCGCTGCAGCGCTCGCAGACCTATGGCGGAGCCTTCGCGTCATGAGCCTGATCACTCTACCGGCCGCCTTTGAGCCGCGCACAGTGCAGCTCGACCTGGTTACGAACCAGCGCGTGCGTGCCGATCCGTTCGGTGGCTCCGAGCAGGCCACCGACCTGCTCAACGACCGCTGGACCATGTCCTGTGCGTTGCCCGACAGCCCGCACGCCTGGGGCGCCTGGCGCGAGGCATTCATCGCGTCGTTCCGCGGGCAGACGAACTGGGTGGCGCTGCACCACTTTGTGCGGCCCGAGCCACGCGGCACCATGCGCGGCACGCCCACCCTCGTCGGCTCCCATGCCATGGGCGCCCGCACGCTCGCCATCACCGGCGGCACCGCCGGCGGCACGCTACTGGCCGGCGATATGCTGGGCGTGGGCGGCCTCTTGTGCATGGTGCAGTCCGACGTGACGCTCGACGGCGCCGGCGCCGGCGCGGTTGCCATCGTCAACAGCCTGCGCGTGGCCCAGTCCGGCGGCGCTGCCGTCACCTGGGATCGGCCCACCGCGCTGTTTCGCCTGCTCGATGCCTCGGGCGTGGCCTACGCGCCCGGCGTGGCTGGCGGGCCGTCCTTTGAGTTTGGGGAATACATCGCATGAGGTCGCTCGCGGCACCCGTGCTCGCGCTGCTGGCCAGCGGCAATGCGTCCATCGCCCAGCTTGTGCTGCTGCGTTTCCCCGGTGGCGACGTTGCGCTCAACACCAGCGTGTACGACCTGGAGTGGGACGGTGTCATCTACCGCGGCGCCCGCGGTCTCGGCACCATCAGCCCGATCAATGACTCGCCCGGCGAAATCAAGGGCCTCACGCTCGAGCTGATCGGCGCCGACTCTGCCAGCCTGTCGCTGGCGCTCGACGAGGCCGATGAAGTGCAGGGCGCTGCGTGCACCATCCGCACCGCGCTGGTCGAGCAAACCGACACAGGCTTTGTCGTGCGCGACGCGCCGGTCGACTTCGCCGGCCTGTGCGACACCATGCGCATCGCCGAGGACGGCATGAGCTGCGCCGTGAGTGTCACCGTGGAGTCGGCCGCGGTTGATCTGCTGCGCGGCAACGCCAGCACCTACAGCGACGCCGACCAGCAGGCCCTGTACCCCGGCGATCGCGCCTTCGAGTTCATCGCCGCGCAGGCCGACAAGCGCGACGTGTGGCCGTCCAGGGAGTTCTTTTTCCAATGACGCCGCACCACCACCTGCCGAACTGGCGCGTGCACCTCGATGCGCTGGTGTTCTCGCGCCTGCGCACGCCGTTCCAGTGGGGTGTGCACGACTGCGCGCTATGGGCGGCCGATGCCGTGCACGCAACCACCGGCTTCGACCCAGCCGCCGAACTGCGCGGCTACACCACAGCCCGCCAGGCGCTGCGGCTGATCCGTGCGCGCGGCGGCCTGCGAGCCATGGCCGAGCGGGCGCTGGGCCACGCCCTGGCGCCGCAATACGCCTGCCGCGGTGATGTCGTGCTCATGCCCATGGGGCGGCGCCAGGCGCTGGGTGTGGTCATCAACGCCGACCAGGTCGCCGGCCCTGGCGCGTTCGGGCTGCATGTGGCGCCGTTGCGCGAGGCCTTGTGGGCCTGGAGGGTGGGCTGATGCCGCAATTCCTGACGGCCGCCATCTCCTGGATCGGCAGCACCATCGCCGCCAACACCACGCTGGGCGCGTTCCTGATCATGAACGCGAGCGCCATTGCGTCCGGCGCGCTGCTGCTCGGCGGCCTGGCCTTCTCGTCCAGCATGGCCGCCAAGGCCAAGCGCAAGGCCCGCGACGCCTACAACGCCGCGCAGGTCGACCGCCTGGTCAACGTCGTCAGCACGGTGGCGCCGCGCGAACTGGTGCTCGGCCGCGTGCGCAAAGGCGGCACGGTTTTCTTCCATGGATCCACCGGCGTGAACAAGGCCACCTACGTCATGTGCGTTGCGCTGGCCGGCCACGAGATCGACGGTGTCGAAACCGTCTACCTGAACGACGTGGCTGTCACGCTCGACGGCTCTGGCTATGTCACCGTGGGGCCCTATGCCGTGGCCTACCGCGCCAACGGCACCGCCACCGCTGACAGCTCCGGCGTGGCAACCCTCGAGCACGAGCCCATCGCCGGCACCGCCGAGGCGTGGACCGGCACCATCGCCGGGCCCGATGGAGACCTCGAACGCCAGGCCGTTCTCCTGTCTGGCACGACGGCCACCACCGCGCCCAACGCCCGGATCAACTACCAGTATTTCGCATACGCGTTGACGGCCAACGTGCGCGCCGTGCTCGGCACAGCCGACCAGGCGGCCGACGCCCGCATGCAGGCGCTGTTCCCTGGCCAGTGGACGGCCGCGCACCGCGCCCGCGGCGTCGCCTACCTGATCTGCGAGTTCCAGTACAACGAAACCGCCTACCCAAGCGGCCTGCCTGTGGTTACTGCAGTGGTCCGTGGCGCCCGCCTGCACGACCCGCGCACCGAGGTTACCGAGTGGTCCGAGAACCCGGCGCTGATGATGCGGTACGTCTACACGCACGCGAACTTCGGGCGCGGCACGGTCACCAGTGCCGAGAACAGCCGCATCGCCAGCGCCGCCAATGCCTGCGACGCCAGCCACGACTACGTGGTGGGCGGCGTCACCGACACGCAGCCGTTGTACCGCGCGGCGCTGGTGGTGCCCTATGGCGCGGACGCCAAGGACGTGTTCGATGACCTGGCCCAAGCCATGGCCGGGAGCTGGGCATTCGCCGGCGGCGAGCTTTACATCAAGCCCGGCGTGTGGGCGGGCTCGGTGATGAGCCTGACCGAGTCCGATCTGGCCGTGGTCGTGCGCACCGGCGCATCCGAGGAGCAGCAGCCCATCGCCATCAGCGTGCACCGCGAACGGGCGCAGAAGTTCAACGTCGTCACCCCCACCATCTGGGACCCGGCGCAGGACTACAAGCAGGTGCCGATCACTCCGGTCAAGGCCGACGCGCTGATCGCCCGCGACGGCGTCGAGATCGTGCAGCCGGTCACCATGGCGGCCGTCAACTACGCACCGCAGGCCCAGCACGTGGCCGGCGTGCTCATGCGCGACGCGCGCGACGCGCTGACCGTCACCTTGCCGTTCAAGCTCAAGGCGTACCCGCTCGAGTTGTTCGACACCATCGACCTCACCATCGCGCGCTACGGATGGAGCGGCAAGTTGTTCCAGGTGCTCGGGCGCGAGTGGAGCGCCGACGGCGGCATCATGCTCACCCTCAAGGAAACCGCCGAGGCCATCTACACGCCCGACGCGGCATTTTTGCCGCAGGGCTACGCCAGCAACACCAACCTGCCAAACGCCTGGTATGTGCCCGACCTCGGTGAGCTGACCATCACCAGCGGCACCGACGACCTGCTGCTGCAGTCCGACGGCACCGTGCTCACCCGCATGCGCGTGGTATGGCCGGCCGTGGACGACCGCGCCGTGACCGAAGGTGGATCGATCGAGGTGCAATATCGCCCGGTGCTCTCGGATGGCGCATGGAGCCGCGCCGAGGTTTCCGGATCCGAGACGCAGCTGCTCATCACCGACGCGCAAGACGGCAACTGGTACAACGTGCGCGCCCGCGCTCGCACCCGCAACGCCGTGGGCATCTGGAGCGTGCAGTCCACGCACCAGGTCATCGGCAAGACCGAGCCGCCGCCAGCGTTCGACCGCTTCCTGGTCCTCGCCCAGCCCGACGGCACGCGCCAGTTCAGGTTTGGCTACACCACCACCACGGTGCCGGTCGACTGGCTAGGCGCGCAGATCCGCTACCTGGCCGGCAGCCACCTGGCGCCGGACTGGGATGCGATGACGCAGCTCTCCGACACCGCCACGCACTACACCGCCAGCCCGGTCGAGGTCAACGTGCCGCCGGCGGGAACCTACACATTTTCCTGCAAATCTGTAGACCGCTCTGGAAACCTCAGCCCCTACCGGCTGCAGACCATCACGCTGCCCGATCGCCGTCTGGGCTCTGTGTTCGATGAGTGGGATGAGTTCGCCGAAGGATGGGCCGGCACACTCACCGACTGCCTGATCAATCCATCCAGCTACCTCGAGGCGATCGACACCACCACCTGGGCCACGACGCCAGCAGACTGGGACACCTGGGAGCGCTGGAATCAGAACCCCACCAGCCCGATCTACTACGAGACTCCCGCCCGCGAGCTGGGCGGCGTGGTGACTGGGCAGATCTCGGTCGTTCTGGATGCCGACGGGTCGACGACGGTCGAGCTGGCCACCAGCGCAGACGGCATCAGCTGGAGCAGCTGGGGCAGTGTCAGCGGCACGTTCTCAGCGCGGTGGATCAAGTTGCGCGTGACTGTTACCGCCACAGGCCCGCAACCGGTACCGGTGGTACGCGGTTTCGGCTGGCTGGTGGATGCGTCTTTGGTGCGCGAATACGTCAACGACATCGACATCAGCACGCTGACAGGCAGCTACCGGATCGGCACCGGTGATGTACGCATGCCGTTGCTGTCCACCTACACGCTGATCAAACGCTCAGGCGTGGTCGTGCAGGACAGCTCGGGCGGCGAATGGACCGCCGTGCGTGTCGACAACTCGCTCAGCCCTTCGCCGCGCTGGCAGTTTCGCCTCGCGGGCACGCTCGCCGATCCTCAGTTTGTGGACTTTTACGTGGAGGGCTTTGCCTCATGACCTACCCATCGAGCGATGTATCGCGTACCAATCTGGACGCCGGCACCGACTCGCCGCAGTTGGCGCGCGCCGACCTTGACGACCTAGTCGTAAAATTCAACTTGTTGCGCAACCACATAACCGTGGCTGCCCAAGCATTGCTAGACGATGTGGACGCAGCCGCCATGCGTGCCACTCTCGGCGTACCAGCCGCGGCTGAGGTGCTTCCCTTGACTGGCGGCACCCTCTCTGGTGGTCTGAATGTTGGCGGCGATCTCAAAACCAATCTTAACTCTAGAAACGTCATGGTCAACGGGCGGGGAGTGGGCGCAGGCACGTACATTGGCTTAGCCGATCCTTCGAGCACGGTCAATGAGGTGTTATTCGGGTTTGACGCGGCCACCAGCAAGTCAAGAATTCAGAGCAGCGACTTTCCGCTTGACGAATGGATCGGCGGGCAGCTGCAGGGCACGATTGCAACTGCCGGCGTTCGCTCGAGCCTACCCGAGGGCGGCGCAGCGCTGCTGCCGCTATTCGGCGTTCGCGCATGGGCCAACTTCAACGGCACCGCAACGCCATCATTTCGCGGGCGGGGTAACTTTACATCCACCATCACCGATCACGGCGGCGGCGAGTATTCTCTTGCATTCACAACCGCCATGCCAGACGGTAACTATTCGGTGGTGGCCATGCCCAGTCGGTCGGGGACTGCCCAGTCGGTCGGGGACATCGGCGCCCAATATTGGCATCGTATCGATGACCTCTGGCGGGTTCAGGATCAAGACTGCCGATCCTGCTGGCGTCGGTACTGACGCCGACATTATTTGCCTCGTGGTTATCAGATGAGGCAGCTAATCGTTTTGCTAGCGCTGCTCCTGTTTTCGGCGCAAACATTGCCAGCAACGCTGCATCAAATCATTTTCATTCTGCGACCTGACATCAACGGGCGCTGGAGTATTCAGGACGATGGCGACCACGCATCCTACGGCGTGGACAAAAGCATCGGCGTTGTTCAAGGGCCGAATTTCCTGCGCGTTTATTTCAATCCAGTCTTCGCAAAAGCCGGCGTTGTACAGGTGACGACGGATGATGATTTCGCTGGCTCTATCAGTGTTGGCGCTGGCCTGGGTACGCAGAATGTGACGCTCACATTGCGGGCCTTCCCAAATGTTCGCGGCCAGGATTGGCCGATTGATCCTGCTCGGATATGGGATTACGTGCGCTACAACGGCGGCGGTAATCTGTGGGTCAGCGTAACGATGGTGAATATCTGAGCCGCCATGACTCCACACACGGCCCCAATTCCCGCGCCACCGGTGAATGAGCGTCGCCGGCGGCCGCACCGGCTGCTGCGCTTCGACTT